CTACAAGCATTTTATCACCTTACCTTTATCGGATATCTCAATCGCATTTAATGCATACAGTAAATCCATAGCGGATAAAAAATCTGAAGGATCTTCAAGTTTTTGATTAATTGCATGAAAAAGTTCTATTACGTTAGTAGTTCCTTTATTTACTTCTTCAAGCAATATAGGTACCAATGCTAGAGTGCTTTTTTGGTATGAATATAATTTATTAGGTAATTGCATCGAACACCTCACAACTTTGAATAAAGTAGCACACTATTACTTGGCAAAAAATAATCTCTTGGAGTGTAACTTTGTGTAGCTTCTCGGAAAGGCTATAGAAAACTTCGGATTTATTTTTATTCCCACTTTTTATTTTTTTGTAAGCTGACTTCATTTGATGCTGTAACTCCTCGTAATCAATAATTTTGCCTTTATCTAAACTCTTCATTATTTCCCTGATTTTAATAAAATATGTCGTTACCGTTGTCTTAACTTGGTTATATAGTAAGAAGTTTTCATCAGGGTCAATTTTTTCATTTATTTCTATAGGATTCATAGTTAAATCGTAAAAATCTTTTTGTTTTAACTTACTTATTCTGATAATAACTTCGGTTAATCCCTTTTCTAAATCTATGGTGCTAAGTTCAAGCATATTTTCCATATGAATAGATAGAGATTTTTTAGTAGCTTTTAAATTTCTTAATGTCTTTGCACTATTGTCTAACTGATATGTAGCGAAACACATAGGACATAGTGCAATTAAATTATCAACAGATGTTTCTCCCTTTTTATCTATGTGAGTTATTTCATAAACATTAGATATATTTGCATCTTTAGAAACATAAAGTAATTTACCGCAACCAGGCATAGCACAGTGGTTGTCACATTCTTTTAGTAAATATCCACCATATTTAGACTTTAAGTCTGATGAACTTTGTAATTGCTTCTGTTCATTCAGTTTATCAGTTGAAGTAAGACCTGCGGCAGTTCTAATAATATTAATAAGAATATCAGTAATGATAACGGCTACATTATCGGCATTGGCAGCAGGATCATAAGGATGTATGTCATCAGCCAACAACCTTCTGACATCAAGTGGTTTTTCTGAAATCTCATTAATAAAGTTATCTTTATTCAATCTATAAACAATACTTCTAGCTAATTTTTGCGAGATTCCTTTCTTCGAGTAGTTTCTTAAGGTATTCTCCTTAACTTTATTAGTTGGATCTTTTGGAGCATTCCAATCAGCTTCTGATAATTCTGTAATCATGGCGATGATATACCTCATGAATGAAGGGATATCATCGCCATCACTTATTCTATTTTTCAATATTTTAAAAAGAGTTTTAAAGTCCAAATTTCTATACCTCCTTTCAGTTTTAACCACCTTTAACCACGATTAACCAAACTGTACCCATTTAAAAAATGGCATCTTGTAAAATTGATTTATCAAAGGAAAAGATTTGTCTTTATATATATTATAACACAAAAACACATCTTTGATAAAATCAAAATTTCGATAAAAGATATTTTGCTTAAAAAAAAGAGATGAAAGTCTCTATTAATCTACATAGATATATCCCTTAGCTAAGGATTGATTCGGAGTCTGCGTAGAACAATTTAATAAAGTCAGCTTTCTTACCGAATAAGGCAAGCTGCAAGTCACAATGAAGGAATTTTTCATATAAGCTTGTGGTCTTTTTAGTGTGCCTTATTTTAGCTGAAATCATGAGATTCCTTCATAGAAAAGAATGGAGGAATTTTAATGAAAATTCGTAAGACAAAAAGTTGTGAGAGAAGAACCTACATTTATAGGTTCTCTGATGGAACAAAAGTAGAACTAACTCCAGGAAAATATGGGGTTACAGAAGTAGATATTAAGAAACTTCATTCATTAGATGATAGTGAAGTTTACTATAATAATAAAAACTTAAGACAAGAGAAAACGGAAGAAGAAAAAACTGAAATAGATAAGTGGAAACAAGAATTTATAAGTGACTTTAGAAAGAGTAATGGATATGAGCCTAATGAAGACTTTGTGGAATGGGCAACTGAGGAAAAATTCCCAAGAAACTATAATTTATCTCTTGATTTCGATAACGATGGCGTAATTGATCCAGATAAAAGATTAATAGCTTCAATTAAATCCAAAGACTTAAATGAAGAATTTGAATGGTCTGAGCATATGGAAGATGTATTAGCTTTATTAACAGATAAACAGAGATTAGTTATTAAGCTAATGTATGTAGATGGATATAAACAGTCAGAGATTGCAGATTTAATGAATATATCATCTGCTGCAGTTAAGAAGCATTTAGATAAGGCAAAAGAGACAATCAAAAATAATTTTTAAAGATTTTAGGGGGGAGGTTAAAAAATCCTCCTTTTTCTTTGCCTGTGATTTGTAAGGGATATGACCCTTATAGAAAGGAGGAAGGATGAAACATAAAGTAGTCATCAATATTAAAGATGAAGACGGACAAAAGACACATGTGATTAAGGGTGCTATTAGATGTCTTCCAAGTAGAATTATTAAATTCTTATTTGGAGAATATCGACAAGTTTATCTTTTAGACCCTGGTAAGACGGTTGATTCAGTGAATATTGAGGAAATTGAGAAAGGAGCAAATAAGTGTCAAGAATCAAACTATTAATGGAAGTAAAGGAAGATGCAGAGAATCTTGCATCTAGTGTAGGCTCTCTTCTGGCCGCATTAGAAAGCGATGAAGAGAAAGAAGAAGTGAAGGATGAGGACAACAAAAGCTACAAGCTTGAAGAAGTTCGTAAGGTGCTAGCAGATAAATCAAGACTAGGTCATACGACTAAGATAAGAGAACTCTTAGAAAAGCACGGAGCTACAAAGCTATCCGAGATTGATCCAAGTAAGTATAAAGACTTACTTGCTGATGTGGAGAAACTATAATGGCTACTCACGCTATATTATCGGCTTCATCATCAAATAGGTGGATTCATTGTCCACCGAGTGTAAAACTCTCAGAGAAATATTTAGATGAAGTAAGCAGCTATGCACTTGAAGGCACGTGTGCTCACTCACTTTCAGAATTTAAGCTAAAAAAATTATTGAATCTAGATACTACAGATCCAAGGGATGAGCTAGAGTTTTACGATGAGCAAATGGAGGAAGCTACAGATAACTACGCCTCGTATGTTATGGAAGTCGTTGAGAAATACCAAGATCCACAGGTCTATATAGAAGAAAGACTTAATTTATCAAAGTATGTTAAAGAGTCTTTTGGAACAGCAGACTGTGTCATTGTAGGAGATAAAGATCTCCACATAATAGATTTAAAATACGGTCAAGGCATTTTAGTTGATGCTAAGAAAAATTCACAGCTTATGCTTTATGGACTCGGTGCATTGGTGTTGTTTGATAATATCTACGACATAGAAAAAGTAGTCCTTCATATATATCAACCAAGGAGAGAAAACATTTCTGTCTTTGAGATTGATAGTAAAAAGCTATATGAATGGGGAGAGTCAATTAAGGCTATTGCAGAGCTTGCATATAGTGGAGGTGGAGAATATTCCTGTGGACCATGGTGTGTGTTCTGTCCATCAAAAAGCGTTTGTAGAAAGAGAGCTGAGGAAAGCTTAAAAGTAGCTAGAGAAGAGTTTAAAATTCCACCAGAATTAACAGATGAAGAAATTCAAGAACTACTACCTAAGCTCGATGAATTTGAGCAATGGGTTCAAGACATCAAGACATATGCCTTAGAGAAAGCACTTAAAGGCTACAGGTGGGATAATTTTAAGCTGGTAGAAGGAAGGTCAAATCGGAGGTACAGAGATGAAGATGAAGTAATAAGGAAAGTAAAAGAGTTGGGCTTCAACCCATTTGAAGAGAAATTGCTAGGAATAACTGCCATGAGCAAGTTATTAGGCAAGAAAGTATTTGAAGAAAATATTGGTGGCTTATTAGAAAAGCCAGTAGGCAAACTCACACTTGTAAGTAGTGAGGATAAAAGAGAAGAAGTAAAAATTGACAATGTTAAAGAAGAATTTGGAGGTATGTAATATGTCAAACGAAAATAAAACAAAAGTAGTAACAGGTGAAGTTAGATTATCATATTTTAACGGATGGGAACCAAAGTCAATCAATGGTGGCAAGGAAAAATACTCTGTGTCAATCATAATACCTAAGAAAGACCAAAAGACTATTGAAAAAATTGAAAAAGCAGTTGATGCTGCTATAGAAGAAGGACTATCAAAGTTTAATGGCAAAAAGCCTAATAAGAGTGCTATTAAGCTTCCACTTAGAGATGGAGACATTGAGAAAGACGATCCAGCATATGCTGATGCATATTTTTTGAATGCTAATTCATTAACAGCACCTCAGATTGTTGATAAAAATGTAGAACCAATACTTGATAGAAGTGAAGTATATTCAGGTGTTTATGCTAGAGTATCAATCAACTTCTATGCATACAATGTAAATGGCAATAAAGGTGTAGCAGTTGGACTTGGAAATATACAAAAAATGAGAGACGGACAACCGTTAGGCAATAGATCAAACGCTTCAGATGATTTTGATGCAGTTGATGAAGATGATGACTTTTTAGCATAAGAGGTTGAAATATGGATGTATTATTAACAATTCTAGAAGTAGCAACTTTTGCACTTGTTTTCTACACAATTGGCTATGCTCAATCTGATATAAAGCACTTAAATAGAAGCTTAAAAGAAATGAAGAAAACAATTGAAAAGAATAACAATGAAAAAACTATCAATTGATATTGAGACTTATTCATCGGTAGACTTAGCTAAGTGTGGAGTATATAAATATGCTGAGAGTGAGGATTTTGAAATCCTCCTCTTTGCATATGCTATAGATGATGGTGATGTTAATATAGTTGATTTAGCACAGAAAGAAGAATTGCCAAGCAACATAATATCTGCATTTGAAGATGAGTCTATAGAAAAGTGGGCATTTAATGCTAACTTTGAGAGAGTTTGTTTATCTAGATATATAGGAAAGAGGCTAAAACCAAAAGGCTGGTACTGCACTAGAATTTGGTCTGCATATCTCGGACTTCCTCTATCGCTAGAAAAAGTAGGTGAGGTTCTTAAATTAGATAAGCAAAAGATGAGTGAAGGTAAGGCTTTAATAAAGTATTTTTCTTATCCATGCAAAGATACAATTGCTAATGGCATGAGAACTAGAAACTTAGCAAAAGATGACATAGAAAAGTGGACAACTTTTAAGAAGTATAACATACGAGATGTTGAAACTGAAAGAGCAATACAAAAAAAGCTATCACCATTTCCAGTGCCAATAACGGAGTGGGAGAATTACTGGGTGGATCAAGACATTAACGATAGAGGCATATTAATTGATGAAGACTTGGTTAAATCAGCTATAAGCTTGGATGAAACTTTAAGAAAAGAAAATATGCAAAGAGCTATTGATATTACAGGACTTGAAAATCCAAACTCACCACTTCAATTAAAAGAGTGGCTGAATAAAAATGGATTAGAAATTGAATCACTTTCTAAAAAAGATGTTGACTCAGCTTTAGAAAATGCTAGTGGAAAAATAAGAGAAGTCTTGGAGCTTAGGCAGGAACTTTCTAAATCATCTGTAAGAAAATATGATGCCATGGAAAATGTAAAAGGCAAAGATGATAGGGCGAGAGGCTTAATTCAATTCTATGGAGCAAACAGAACAGGAAGGTACTCAGGCAGGCTTATTCAAGTGCAAAATCTAAGAAGGAATAATATAAAAGACTTAGAGCTTGCACGAGAGCTAGTAATAAATAAAGACTATAAAACTCTTTCTATGCTTTTTGATTCATCATCAGATGTTCTTTCACAGCTTATAAGAACTGCCTTTATAGCTAAAAAAGGCACACGATTTATAGTTTCTGACTTTTCAGCCATTGAGGCTCGTGTGTTAGCATGGCTTGCAGGAGAGAAGTGGGTCTTAGATGCTTTTATAAACGGAGAGGATATTTATTGCAGAACTGCAAGCAGAATGTTTGGAGTGCCAGTTGAAAAGCACGGAGTTAATGGCGAATTAAGACAAAAAGGAAAAATAGCTACACTTGCTTGTGGCTACCAAGGAGCTCTTGGAGCATTAAAAGCTATGGGTGGAATTGAAATGGGACTAAGTGAAGATGAATTACAGTCCATTGTAGCATCATGGAGAGAAGCAAATCCAAATATTGTCAGTCTATGGTGGGACATAGATTCTCTTGTAAAAAGAGTTGTCAAGACTAAAGTTAAAGAGACTTACAAAAACTTAAGCATAAGCTATGAGAAAGGAATTCTGTTTATAGAATTACCATCAAAGAGAAGACTAGCTTATCCAAAGGCTAAGATTGGAGTCAATCGTTTTGGTGGAGAGTCAGTTATATACGAAGGTTTAAGCACTGGAAATAAGTGGGAAAAGATAGAATCCTATGGAGGAAAATTTGTAGAAAATATAGTGCAAGCAATAGCAAGAGACATATTAGCTGAAGCTATGAAAAGATTAGAAAATAAAGGACTTCATATCGTTATGCATATACATGACGAGGTTGTTATCGAAACAGATTCATCGAGCTTAGATGAAGTAAATAAAATTATGTCCATAGTTCCAAAATGGGCAGATGGTCTCGTTTTAGATGCAGATGGATTTGAAGCAAACTTTTACAAGAAAGATTGATGGAGGTTTTATATGAATAAAAAATATGTACGAGAAAAAAAGCCATATCTACCATTGGTGTATATATGTAGCCCTTATGCTGGCGACACACATAAAAATGTAAAGAATGCAAGAATTTATTCACGTTTTGCTATTGACAACGGATGCATTCCATTAACACCACATCTTATGTATCCACAGTTTATGAGTGAAGAAAAAGAAAGAGGGCTTGCCATGCACTTTAGCTATGTCTTATTAGGTAAGTGCGATGAGATATGGGTCTTTGGAGAAGATTTAAGTTTTGGAATGTTAGAAGAAATCAGAATAGCAAAGAAAAGAAAGATGAAGATTAAATTTATCAAGGAGGTAATTTAAATGAGGATTATAAATGAAAAAACAGTAGAAACATTAACTAAAGAGTTTCTTGCAGCAAATGCAATTTCAGTTGAAGTAGGTACTAATGGATTTAAAGGTGGAGATAGTGGACACGGATCAAGAACCTATTTTAAATTAAAAGACTTAGGTGGAACTGATTTGGAGATGAGAATAAGACCTGCATATGTAGGCGATATTATAACTCAAGAAGTAGAGTTGATTTTTGAAGGAGACTCTGAGCTGATGACATTTATTAAAGCTCTAAAATTTGCGGTGAAAGTTTTAGAACTTCAAGCTGGTGAGTAGATGAAAATATACACTTCGAACTGTATAGCTAATCAATCAAATTGTATTTATCCAAATGAAAACGATGTAATAGATATAAGGTCATTTGAAAAGGTAGCATCTTTTGACCATGTAATGGCAAAATATAAAAATAACTATCGCTCTAACGATAATTTTATAGAGTCAAACTGCATTGCTATGGATATAGACAATGACGAATCTGAGGAACCAAATGAGTGGATAGACATAAATGAAGTAAAGAGAATATTCGATGGTGTTAATTTTGCTGTTGTTTATAGCAGACATCATAACAAGCAAAAGCATGGAAAGGCAGCAAGACCAAGAATGCATATTTACTTTCCTATACCAATTGTAAATTCGCTGGATGAATACGTTTCCATAAAAGAAGCAATAGCAGATAAGTATTCATTCTTTGACAGCAATGCACTTGATGGAGCAAGATTCTTCTTTGGAGTTACTAATCCTGTTGTGGAAATTGTAAGAGGTACTAAATTTATTACAGAAGTAATAAAGGATGACTTTGCTGAGCTTGACAACTTATCAGACATTATAGAAGAAGGATCAAGAAACTCAACTATGAATCATTTTGCTGGTAGAGTTCTTATTCGCTATGGAGAGACAGTTGAAGCTAGGGAGCTGTTTGATAAAAAGGCAGCTCTTTGCTCACCACCTCTTCCTGAAGATGAACTGGAACAGATATGGAAGTCAGCGTGTAAATTCTATAAAAAGGTCTCTAGTAGCAAAGAATACATCCCTCCAGATGAATACACAGATGGCATAAGCTTAAAGCCTAGTGAGTTTTCTGATATAGGTCAAGCGGAGGTATTTGTTAACGAATATAAGGATAGACTCAGATTTGCTACATCGACAGGCTTTTTAGTATATAACGACTCTTACTGGGAAGAATCTGAACTTAAAGCTCAAGGCTACTCTCAAGAATTAGTTTTGAGACAAACTGAAGAAATAAATAATGAGCTTATAAAAATACAAGACGATCTTAAAAAGTCAAATGTCAAGGAAATACTCTCAAGCATGTCGGAAAAGAAAGCTCTTAGTGTATTTGATGATAAGCAAAAGTTTTTATATTATAAATTGATTGCACTTGAGTCATATAAGAATTATGCTGTTAAGAGAGGCGACACGAGAGCTATACATGCGACATTAAAAGAGTCAAAGCCTATGCTTGAAATAAATCAAAGCGAAATAGATAAAGATGAGTTTTTGCTGAATACACCATCCTTTACTGTTGATTTAAAAACAGGAGAATACAGAGAGCATATCGCAGAGGATTATATCACAAAAGAAACGCTGACTGATCCAAGTGTAGAAAATATGAATCTATGGTTAGATGCACTTGATACTTTTTTTCTAAAAGATAAAGAGCTTATTGAATATGTTCAGAAAGTAGCTGGTATTTCTCTTATTGGAAAAGTATATATCGAAGCACTAATTATAGCCTATGGGGATGGTAGAAATGGGAAGTCTACTTTTTGGAACACTATCTCTCGAGTCTTAAACCTATATAGTGGTTCAATATCTGCTGATATATTGACAGTCAATTCAAAAAGAAATGCAAAGCCAGAGCTTGCAGAAACAAGAGGTAAAAGACTCCTTATAGCAGCAGAGCTACAAGAAGGACTTAGACTAAATACTTCCAATGTAAAGCAGCTCTGTTCGACAGATGAAATTGTAGCAGAGAAAAAGTATAGAGATCCATTTAAGTTTGTCCCTTCTCACACCCTTGTCCTATATACCAACCACCTACCAAAGGTGAGTGCTTTAGATGAGGGAACGTGGAGAAGACTTATAGTAATTCCTTTTGAAGCAAAAATAAAGGGTAGTAGTGATATTAAAAACTATACAGATTATTTGGTTGACAAAGCTGGAGGAGCGGTTCTTAGCTGGTTAATTGAAGGTGCTAAAAAAGCTATTGATGAAGACTTCAAGTTTACTCTTCCTAAAAAAGTCTCAGATGCAATTGATGAATATAAGGAATCTAACAATTGGTTCAAGCATTTTTTAAATGAGTGCTGTGAGCTTGATTCATCATATGAAGAAAAGTCTGGAGATTTATATCAAGAATATAGATCTTATTGCTTAAGGACAGGAGATTATGTAAGAAGTACTGGCGATTTTTATGCTGCTCTTTCATCCAATGGATTTGTTAGGAGGAAAATAAGTCAAGGAATTGTCATAAGTGGACTTAAGTTAAAATCTGAATTTGTGTAAAAATACACATTGTGCAGGTCGTGAAGGTCATATCTATATGTTTTATATAGTAAGTAAAAAAATTTAGTATATATATAGAGGTTATAGAAGAGAGTTTCACGACCTGCACAATGGCTAAAAATAGAGGTTTATATGTTAGAGAAAGATATAGAAAAAGCATTAGTTAAAAAAGTTAAAGCATTAGGAGGTCTTTGCATAAAGTTTACATCTCCATCAATGATGGGAATACCAGACAGGATAGTTCTTTTACCTAAAGCTAAGCTTGGTTTTGTAGAACTTAAAAGACCAGGCGGCAAAGCAAGACCTATTCAAATAAAAAGAATAAAAGATTTAAAAAAATTAGGATTTAAGGTTTTCGTACTGGATGAAAAAGAAAACATAGATGAAGTAATAAAAGCTATAGGAGGTGATCTTTATTGAAGTTCAATCCACATAATTATCAAAGCTATGCTATTGAGCAAATAAAAAATAATAAGATTACAGCATTATTCTTGGATATGGGCTTAGGTTAGGTAAAACAGTTATAAGCTTAACAGCCATTAATGATTTACTATTTGATTCTTTTGAAATCTCTAAAGTCCTTATTATTGCACCACTAAGAGTAGCAAGAGATACATGGAAAGAAGAGATAGATAAATGGTCTCATCTAAAGATGCTTAAGTACTCTGTGGTTATTGGAAGTGAAAAGGAAAGGCTAAATGCACTGAATAAAAAAGCTGACATATATATTATTAACAGAGAAAATGTTGACTGGCTCGTTAATAAAAGTGGCAGTGATTTTAATTTTGATATGATAATAATAGATGAGCTTTCTTCTTTTAAGTCTCATAGGTCTAAGAGGTTTAGAGCACTGATGAAAGTTAGAGCAAAGATTAAAAGAATTGTTGGATTAACAGGAACACCCTCATCAAATGGCTTAATGGATTTATGGGCAGAGTTTAGACTTTTAGATATGGGAGAAAGGCTTGGAAGATTTATAGGACAATATAGAGAAATATACTTCAAGCCAGATAAAAGGAATGGAGCAATTATCTATTCATATAAGCCACTACCATTTGCTGAGGATGCAATATATAAAAAGATATCTGACATAACAGTATCGATGAAAGCTGAAGATTATCTAACAATGCCAGAAAAAATAAACAACGAGGTATTTGTAAATCTTTCAGATAAAGAGAGAGAAACATACGATAGCTTTAAAAAGGATCTAGTAATAAGCATAAAGGATAAAGAAATAGATGCAGTCAATGCTGCAGCTTTATCTAACAAATTACTTCAAATGGCATCTGGTTCTGTCTACGATGAGGATAAGAATACTGTTCATATTCACGATAGAAAGCTTGATGCCTTAGAAGATTTAATTGAAGGAGCAAATGGCAAGCCAGTCTTAATAGCTTACTGGTATAAGTCGGATTTAAAAAGAATTAAAGATAGATTTGATGTGAGAGAGTTAAAAACAAGTGCTGATTTTAAAGAGTGGAATCAAGGAAAAATACCAATTGCAATTATCCATCCAGCATCTGCTGGACACGGACTAAACCTTCAAGCAGGAGGATCAACACTTATTTGGTTTTCATTAACTTGGTCCTTAGAGTTATACGAGCAAACAAATGCAAGGCTGTACAGACAAGGACAAAAAGAAACAGTTGTGATTCATCATATACTTAGTAAAAACACTATCGATGAAGATGTGATGAAAGCATTAGAAAATAAGAATAAAACACAAGCTGCACTAATTGAAGCAGTTAAAGTTAATTTGATATAAGGAGTGATATGTATGAATACAAAGGAATACTTACAACAGGCGTTTTATCTTGACAAACGAATCAACTCAAAGCTAGAACAGGTAGAAAGCTTGAATGCTTTAGCAACAAAAGCTAATTCAACTCTGTCTGATATGCCAAAGAATCCAAACGGAGAAACGTCACGACTTGAAGATACTATAGTTAAAATTATTGACTTGCAAGAAGAGATCAATAAAGATATAGATAAATTAGTAGATTTAAAAAGTGAAATTGTAGCTGTGATTAATAAGATTGAGGATAAAGAGCTTCAAGTTATTTTAGAAAAAAGATATCTTTGTTTTGAAACTTGGGAGAAGATTGCTGTTGAGCTAAACTATGACATTAGACATATTCACAGATTGCATAATCAAGGACTAAGAGAAACTTCAAAGATAGTTAATCATGTCACTAAATGTCATTGAATGTCACTATGTATCTGTAGTATCATTATAATAGAAAAAGAATAATAAAACGAGCCTTGGAGATATTTCTTCAAGGTTTTTGTTTTAAGAGGAGAGTAAGATGCCAAGAAAACCTAAAAGACCATGTTCTTATCCAAACTGTCCAGAGTTAGTTGAGGGAAGATTTTGTAAGAAACATGAAAAGGAATACAACAAGAACTATGAAAAGTATAAAAGAAACACAGAAACATACAAACGTTATGGAAAAGCATGGAGAGTCATTCGCAAAAGATATATCTCTGAGCATCCACTTTGTGAGAAGTGTTTGGAAGAAAATAGAATGACTAAAGCAGAACATGTTCATCACATAAAACCTTTATCTCTTGGTGGAACAAATGACGAGGAGAACCTTATGAGTTTGTGTAAATCTTGTCACTCAAAGATCCATGCAAAGAGTGGAGATAGGTTTCGTAGGTAAAAAAATCTTTGAGGGGGAGGGGGAGGCAGCTTCTCTACTGTAAAGTCCCACACCAACGGTGCCGCCCTCTTACGCACAAAAAGGCAGGTTCAAAGGGGGTATTAAAGAATATTATATATTAGGAGGTGATATTATCGCAAAAGATGGAACATATAGAGGCGGACGAAGAGTTCGTGCTGGTGGAAAACCAACGCCTGCTATAGAAAAAATACAAAAAGGAAAAGAAGTAGAGGTTATCCTAAATAATATACCAACATTTAGTCCAGACGAACTTGATGCTGAAGACTTACCTGACGGAGTTGAGCTGGAAGGTTATGATATGCCTAAGCCAAGCGACTATTTGTCAGCACAGCAAAAGAATGGTATACCACTTGGAGCGGATGAAATATATAAAGAGACATGGCAGTGGCTAAAAGATAGGTCTTGTGAGAAATTAGTAAATCCAAGACTATTAGAATCATACTCACAAGCTTTTGCAAGATATATTCAATGCGAAGAAGCAATAAGTCAGTTTGGTCTATTAGGTAAGCACCCTACAACAGGAGGAGTAATAACCTCACCATTCGTTCAAATGTCTTCTCAGTTTCAAAAGTCAGCTAACCTTTTATGGTATGAAATATATGATATTGTAAAAGAAAACTGCACGGAGGTATATGAAGATTACGGAGAAGATATGATGGAAAAACTACTAAGACAAAGGAGGTAGAAAATGTTTGAAAAAGTAAATCCAAAGCATCCTGATAAAATTGCAGATTGCATTGCAGGTGCTATTGTTGACCTAGCATACAAGAAACAAGACAAAGCAAAAGTAGCTGTTGAAGTTTTATTAGGTCACGGCAATTGCCATGTCATTATAGAGACAGATTGCAAGTTTGAAATAAAAGAAATAGAAGCAATTATTAAAAGAATAGCAGGAGATGTAAATTGTGATATAAAGATTGTAAAACAAGATACAAAGCTTGCTAAAAATCAAGAGGATAAAATAAGATGTGGCGACAATGGAATTTTTAAAGGTGTGCCAAGATCAAATGAAGAAAGAAAGCTAGCAGAAATAGCTAGAGAGATTTTTTCTAATCACCCATACGATGGTAAGTACATTTTAGATGGAGATAAACTTATTATTTGTCAATCAAATGTAGAAGCAGAAATCTTACAAGACATTTATCCAAATGCAATAATCAATCCATTAGGTGATTGGACTGGTGGAACAGATGTCGACACAGGAGCTACAAATAGAAAAATAGGCTCAGATATGGGTAGAGCAGTAACTGGTGGAGGATTGCATGGAAAAGATCTATCTAAAGCAGACGTTTCTGTTAATATCTATGCTTATCTAAAGGCTCAAAAGGAAAATAGAGTGATTGAGCTCTCGTGTGCTATTGGCGATGATGAAATAGATGGAAAGCCATACACAGAAATTGTAGCAATTGCAAAAGGGTATATTGATTCTATTGGTGGTTTTGAAGAATTTGCTAAGTGGGGGTTAATATGATAACGACAAAAGAGATGAAGCTTGTCGATATTGACAAATTAGTACCATATATAAATAATGCTAGAACTCACTCACCAGACCAAATAAGCAAACTAAGAGCATCTATAAGAGAGTTTGGTTTTATAAATCCCATTATAATTGACAAAGACTACGGAGTAATTGCAGGTCATGGAAGAATTATGGCAGCTAAGGAGGAAGGAATAAAAGAAGTTCCTTGTGTTTTTGCAGATCACTTAAATGAAGCTCAAAAGAAAGCATACATTCTAGCTGATAATAGAATGGCACTCGATGCTGCTTGGGACGAGGAACTTTTAAGAGTTGAAATTGAAGCTTTAGAAGACTATGGTTTTAATCTTGAGCTTACAGGCTTTTCAAGTGAAGAGCTATCTAATATATTTGATTTAGATAATGAGACAAAAGACGATGACTTTGATGTAGATAAAGAGCTAGAAAAACCTACCTTTTCAAAAGCTGGGGATATATGGACCTTAGGAAGACATAAATTGATATGTGGCGATGCTACTGATGAAAAAACTTATGAAAGATTAATGGAAGATACAAAAGCTAATCTGATAATTACAGATCCACCATATAATGTTAATTACGAAGGGTCTGCTGGAAAAATTAAAAATGATAACATGGAGCAAAGTAAATTTTATGAATTTTTACTAAGCTCCTTTTTAAATATGGAAAAATATTTAGCTAATGATGGATCAATATATGTGTTTCATGCAGATACAGAAGGACTTAACTTTAGAAAAGCGTTTCAAGATGCTGGTTTCTATCTTTCTGGCACTTGTATTTGGAAGAAACAGTCACTGGTTCTAGGAAGAAGTCCATATCAATGGCAACACGAACCAATACTTTACGGTTGGAAGAAAAAAGGTAAACATAACTGGTACACTGGCAGAAAAGAGTCTACTATTTGGGAATTTGATAAACCAAGAAAGAATGGCGATCATCCTACAATGAAGCCGATTCCACTTTTATCATATCCAATTAAAAACTCATCAATGGTTAACTCAGTAGTACTCGATCCATTTGGTGGCAGTGGAAGCACCCTTATAGCTTGTGAGCAGACAGATAGGGTATGCAGAATGATAGAACTTGATGAAAAGTTTGTTGATGTAATTGTAAATAGATACATTGAGCTTGTTGGCAGTGATGAAGATGTAAGTCTTTTAAGAGATGGAAAAATATATAAATACACAGAGGTTGTAAAAGATGAATAAAGAGCTAACTCTAGGCTCACTTTTTGACGGTAGTGGAGGATTTCCTTTAGCCGCTATTTTATGTGGAATAAAACCTATATGGGCATCTGAAGTTGAGCCGTTTCCAATACGAGTCACACAGAAAAACCTAGCTTGTGTTAAGCATTTAGGTGACATAAAAGATATAAACGGCTACGAAATAGAAACTGTTGATATAATATCTTTTGGTAGTCCTTGTCAAGATTTATCTCTTGCTGGAAAGAGAGCAGGTCTTGAAGGCAAAAAGTCTAGCCTATTTTATGAGGCAATAAGAGTTATTAAAGAAATGAGGTGCAGAACAAATGGCAAATATCCAAGATACTTATTATGGGAAAATGTACCAGGAGCATTCTCATCAAACAAAGGAGAAGACTTTAGATCTGTCCTCGAAGAAATTACAAAAATCAACGAATCAAAAGTTAAACTTCCTAGACCTAAGAAATGGAACAATGCAGGAGAAATCTTGGGAGATAATTACACCATTGCTTGGAGAGTCCTTGATGCTAAATATTTTGGAGTGCCCCAACGAAGAACTCGCATCTTCCTTGTCGCAGATCTTAATGGAACAAGTGCCAGTCAAATATTATTTGAGCAGAAAGGCTTGTCTTGGAATACTATCAAGAGCAAAAAGGAAGGGAAGACAAATACCAAAGCCACTGAAAGATGCACTTCTAAAACAGATAACTTAAGTTGGGTAAATGCGAGCAAGAAAACTTTTCTTGCTTATGATATTCGTCAGACATCTGTAAACACTAAAAATGAACGACACAATATTTATGAATGTGATACTTCAAGAACTATAGATACAAGTGGAAACACTCCAATTAGAAATCAAGGTGGAGTAGCAATAATTGAAGAAGTTTACTCAATGAGCAAGAACAATCATTTTACTAAAGCTGATAAAAATATCTCGTCAGCTCTTGTAGCTACAGATTACAAAGACCCACCACTTGTTAATCAAAAAATTATTAGAAGACTAACGCCAAAAGAATGTGGTAGGTTACAAGGCTTTCCAGATTACTGGTGTGAAGATTTAGGAATAGACAATCCAACGGACAAAGACCTTTTATTTTGGAGGTCTGTTTTTGATAAAGATGCAGAACTAAGAGGCCTTACATTTAGGAAAACAGATAAGCAAATTATTAAATGGCTTAAAAATCCTCATACCGATTCAGCTGAATACAAAATGTGGGGCAATGGTATCGCTCTTCCATGTGCGATATTTATTTTTAAAAGATTAGTAAATATTGATAAATAGACTTGACTAAATAGAGTGTTTGAGCAATATATGTATGTGAGGTGATTAGATGATTTCAAAGGAAATTATAAAAGATTTAAGAAAAATATATCCAGTAGGTGCTAGAGTAAAACTTCTAAGCATGGAAGATGAGCAAGCACCTCCTACTGGAACTTTAGGAACAGTATGTGGAGTTGATGATATTGGATCGATTTTAGTTAAGTGGGACAATGGATCAACACTTAATGTTTTGTATAGGGTTGATAGGGTTAAAAAGATTGAAAAATAGCCATTTATATTGAAAATATAGCTTGACTTATAGTGATTAGTACGGTAATATGTACACAACAAAAAAAGGAAAAGGAGATAAAGAAAATGAAAAAAATTGACATTTTAGAAAACCTTGAAACAAATGAAGATTTCAAAGAAAACAAAATCAACCACAGATTTTATTGGGCCTACGAAAAAGCTAAAAGAGTAGGACTTGAAAGATTAGACTTTGAAGAATTGGGATTTGAAAAGGACTACAAAGAAATTATAGAAAACCTTGAGAGATTTGAAATTAAAGAATTTACAATTTCAGACCAATCTACAGCACTTATGAATGAATTGCAAGCCTTCAAAAATAATGGATATTCCATAGTTGACCTAATCGAACAAGAAACAGGAAGAATAGACTGGAATTTTGAAACACAAGAAGATGAAAAAGAAATAAAACCTGCTTTAGTTTTAAGAAAGATTGAAAAATAGCCATTTATATTGAAAATATAGCTTGACTTATATCGATTAGTACGGTAATATGTACACAACAAAAAAAGGAAAAGGAGATAAAGAAAATGGCAAAGAAAGAATTAAAAAAGGAAAATTTACAACTTTTAGAAATCGCTAAGAAACATTCATACGCAGTAGAGAATAGAGGAGATTTAGAAAAAAGAAATAACGACTCAGAAGACTTCTTAGACATTTCAGTATGGTCTTTAAAAGAAATGCTTAGAGAAGCTTACGAACTAGGCAAGCAAAGCAAATAAAAAGATTGAAAAATAGCCATTTATATTAAAAATTATACTTGACTTATTCCTAGATGTACGCTAATATGTACACAAGAAAAAAGGAAGAGGTGGAAAACAAAATGACAAGTTTTGAAAAAGATTATAAGGCAGCATTGGAAGGAGACGAAATTGAGGTATTAACAAGAAGAAAGAAAGAAATATACGATTTAGAAAAGAAGCTAAGAGAAACAAGAAACAATTTTAGAGCTCAATGCATATATCAAGAGCTAAATCAACTAAAAGATGAATATAATAAAATAGACGATTTATTTTAAAATAAAAGACAAAACGAGTTAGGCTCTATTTGTCGTAGTGAACTAGCTAAAGGCTAGTATTTTTTATGCCCATTTTCAGAAAGGAGGACCAATGAAAAAGAAATACACACCAAGTAAATTCATGCTAGCAAACTCAAGATATGATAAAAAGAAGGCTGACTATGCTGTTACCTTTATAGAGTGTCTTAAGCACACAAAAGGTAGATGGGCAGGCAAAGATTTTAAGCTTATAGATTGGCAAGAAGAAATTATTAGAGATTTATTTGGTATTGTAAAAGAAACTGGTTACAGACAATTCAATACAGCATATATAGAAATTCCAAAGAAGATGGGAAAGTCAGAACTTGCAGCAGCTGTAGCTTTACTTCTTACATGCGGCGATGGAGAAGAGAGAGCAGAAGTATATGGATGTGCTGCAGATAGACAACAAGCAACTATCGTTTTTGATGTCGCAGCAGATATGGTAAGAATGTCCCCTGCACTTTCTAAGAGAGTAAAAATACTAGCATCACAGAAGAGAATGATATATAAACCTACAAATTCTTTTTATCAAGTATTGTCGGCAGAAGCATATTCAAAACATGGATTTAACATTCACGGAGTTGTTTTTGATGAATTACATACGCAGCCTAACAGAAAACTATTTGATGTAATGACAAAGGGATCTGGAGATGCTAGAACTCAACCCTTGTATTTTTTAATAACAACTGCAGGAACAGATACGAAATCAATCTGCTATGAAACACATCAAAAGGCAGTAGATATTCTTGAGGGCAGAAAGACTGATCCTACATTCTACCCAGTTATTTATGGAGCTCATAGAGATGATGACTGGACCGATGAGAAAATTTGGTATAAAGCTAATCCCTCGCTTGGTATAACTGTTCCAATAGAAAAAGTAAGACAAGCATTCAACTCTGCTAAGCAGAACCCATCGGAAGAGAACTCATTTAGACAGCTAAGACTTAATCAATGGGTAAAACAAGTTATTAGATGGATGCCAATGGATAAATGGGATTTATGTAATTTTGCTGTCAATGAAGACGAAATAAAAGGTAGGGTCTGTTATGGTGGTCTAGACCTTTCGTCTACAACGGATATAACAGCCTTTGTTCTAGTGTTTCCACCACTAGATGAAGACGATAAATTTCAGATACTACCTTACTTTTGGTTACCAGAAGACAATCTTGATTTAAGAGTAAAAAGAGACCATGTAAACTATGACTTGTGGAAAAGGCAAGGTTTCATTCAAACAACAGAAGGTAATGTAGTTCACTATGGATTTATAGAAAAATTTATTGAAGATTTGGGAGAAAAGTATAACATAAGAGAAATAGCATTCGATAGATGGGGAGCAGTTCAAATGGTTCAGAATCTTGAAAATATGGGTTTTACAGTAGTGCCATTTGGACAGGGTTTCAAAGATATGTCACCACCTACAAAAGAATTGATGAAGTTAACACTCGAAAGGAAAATAGCTCATGCAGGACACCCAGTTTTAAGATGGATGATGGATAACATATTTATACGAACAGATCCTGCAGGAAATATAAAGGCAGATAAAGAAAAATCTACAGAAAAGATAGATGGAGTTATTGCTACAATCATGGCTCTTGATAGGGCTATAAGATGTGGTAATGATACAAGTGAATCTGTTTATGATGATAGAGGTCTATTAGTATTTTAAATTGGGTATACTTATATAGAAGTATTAACTGAATGGAGGAATACTATGGGAGGAATGGGTTGTAGCGTCTGTGGAAATATAATGAGGGATCACGATGGCTCTATTGTGTATAATGTTTACACTAAGACTGAACTTATCGATTATATAAAAACTAATTTGAATAAAGAGAATCCTGAACTTTTAGATATAATATATTATGGAGAGGCTATATTACAAAATGATTATTTCTGGAAATGCAATAAATGTCAAACAGTATATCTATGGGATGGTAAAACAGAAAAATGCATAGGGAAATATTTAAAAGTGGATGATTTTAGTGTGGATATAGATTTGAAGAATATTGAAAAATTAGATGAAATATTTATAATAAACTCAAATGACAAGACAGACGATTTGTTGATAAAAGATTTATTTAACAAGAATCCATTTAGACCATTTAAATATTATGTTACTAAAGATTTAGAAACAGCATACGTTATAAATACAGATAAAAACAGTCTAGATAGAATATACAAATTAAAAAAATAAATATTATTTGTGAAGGTTATTAGTTTTTATATTATGCTTTCATATTTAAAGGAGAATGCTATATGAGTAGAGGATATGGTGCATCTTGCCGACTAATATCAAAAGATGATGAATGGTATACTTATGAGTATACATCATATAATGTAAATTTAGATAATTATAAAAAAGCTTTAGATACTTACGATGGAATACATTAATAAGCAAAGATTTCTTTCCAGAACCAACTATCGAAAGAAAAAGAAAGAAAAAACCAAATGGAAAAAAAGAATGGATAGAAAAGAAGAACTATCCAGAAGTTGACTGCTGGGAATTTTGCAGTAGAGGTAAAATCAAAGTTGAGAACTCAAGTTATTGTTGGAGTTTAACAGAAAGTGGTATAGATAGCCAAGCGTTGAAATTATTATTTTATTTAAATATAGAATATCAAAAGACTGGAAATGTTCCAGAAAAATATGGCATATATTCTTAGCATCTACGAAAGTAGGTGCTTTTCTTATGACAAATTTAAGGAGGTGCTAATATAGGAATTTTAAATTTAATCTTTAAGTCGAGAGACAAACCAAGAGACGGGGAGAGAATATCTTCATCGTCTTTTTTGTTTGGCAGAACAATTGTAAATAAGGAAGTTAATGGATTTACAGCTATGCAGATGACAGCAGTATATTCGTGTGTTAGAGTTCTTGCAGAAACTTTAGCTGGACTACCTTTACATCTTTACAAAAAAGAGAATTCTAGTTCTAAAGAGAAAGCAAAACAACACACTTTATATTTTTTATTACATGATGAACCAAATAGTGAAATGACTTCATTTGTATTTAGAGAAACACTAATGACACATCTTTTGCTATGGGGTAATGCATACGCTCAAATAATAAGAAATGGAAAAAATGAAATTGTTGGTCTTTATCCTTTGATGCCAAACAAGATGACTGTTATGAGAAGTGAAGATGGAGAAATCTTCTATAAATACAAGTATAAGTACGAAGATGTCTATTTATTAAAAGAAGATGTTCTTCATATACCAGGACTTGGATTTGACGGACTTATTGGATATTCGCCAATTACAATGGCAAAAAATGCTATAGGCATGGCTATGGCTTGTGAAGAATATGGTGCCTCATTCTTTCAAAATGGAGCCCAACCAGGTGGCGTTTTAGAGCATCCTGGTATAATTAAGGATCCTGAAAGAGTTAGAGAATCTTGGAATGCTGCATTTCAAGGACCAAAGAATGCTAACAAAGTAGCTGTACTCGAAGAAGGGATGAAGTATCAACCAATAGCGATTGCTCCAAGTGAGGCTCAATTTTTAGAAACTAGAAAGTTTCAGTTAAATGAAATAGCAAGAATTTTCAGAGTTCCACCTCATATGATAGGAGACTTAGAAAGGTCGTCTTTTTCAAATATTGAACAGCAGTCACTTGAGTTTGTTAAATATACTCTCGATCCTTGGATAATTAGATGGGAGCAATCTCTAGAGAGATCACTATTAACAAAAAAGAAAAAGAAGACTATTTCATTAAGTTTAATCTTGATGGACTTCTAAGAGGAGACTATGAATCAAGAATGAATGGTTATGCTGTTGGTAGGCAGAATGGTTGGATGAGTGCAAACGATATACGAGAGCTAGAAAATCTTGATAGAATTTCAGCTGAAGAAGGTGGCGACTTATATCTTGTTAATGGAAACATGCTACCACTTAATAAGGCGGGAGCTTTCTATGAAAAGAATGGAGGTAATGATTTAGAGGATGAAAAATAAAATATTTTGGAACTGGAAAGAGAATGAAAATGAACTCTATATAGATGGGGTTATAGCAGAAGAGTCTTGGTTTGATGATGAAATCACACCAAGGCTCTTTTTTGAAGAATTAAAAAATAAGAAAGGAGACATAACGGTATGGATCAACTCACCTGGTGGCGACTGTATAGCAGCATCAAGAATTTACACAATGCTTTTAGAACACAAAGGCAATGTAACTATAAAGATTGATGGACTTGCAGCATCAGCTGCATCAGTTATCGCTATGGCAGGAACTGAAGTTTTAATGAGTCCGACATCTTTAATGATGATCCATAACCCTTTAACTGTAGCCATTGGCGATTCTAAAGAAATGCAGAAAGCTATTGAGATGCTTAACGAAGTCAAAGAATCAATCATAAACGCTTATGAAATCAAGACAGGACTTTCTAGAGAAGAGATTTCTAATCTTATGGATGGAGAGACTTGGTTTGACAAAAATAAAGCTATAGAGATGGGATTTTGTGACGGCACTCTAAGCGATAAGAGAAAAGATGAAAAAGTAACAAACATGGTCTTTTCTAGAAGAGCAGTAAGTAATTCACTTATGGCAAAAATAAAGAAAGAAGTAAAGCACCACTCAATAAACGAAGTGGAAGAACGACTAAGTCAAATAAAAAATAAATGGAGGTAATTATATGACTTTAAATGAACTAATTGAAAAAAGAACAGAGGCATGGAATAATGCAAAGAATTTTGCTGATTCCAAAAAAGATGAGAACGGCTTAATGTCTGACGAGGACTTTAAGACGTACGAAGAGATGGAGAAGACAATCGAGAACTACTCTCGTGAAATTAACAGAAAAAAGAGGGAGGAAGAAATGGACAAAGACCTTGCAAAACCTACCACTCAAGCTTTAAAAAACGAGCCTACAGTAGGTAATGATGAAGAAATACCAATGAGATCTAGAAACGTTTATAAAAAATCAATGATGAACGCTCTAAGATCAAACTTTAGAGATATTTCAAACGAACTAAAAGTTGGAGCAGACGAGAGTGGTGGATATTTAGTTCCAGATGAACTTGAGAAAGAAATAGTAAGTGGACTTGAAGATGAAAACATTATCAGAAAGCTAGCTTCAAAAGTTAAAACTTCAGGACTTCACAAAATAAATATTGCTGCTACAAAACCAGCAGCTTTATGGGTTGAAGAAGGCGGACAACTTACTTTTGGTGATGGCAAGTTCGACCAAGTTTCACTTGATGCTCACAAGCTTCATGTTGGAGTTAAAGTAACAGAAGAGCTTTTATATGATTCAGCTTTTGATTTGGAAAGCTATATCACAGAAGAATTTACAAAAGCATTAGCTAATGCTGAAGAAGATGCCTTCTTAAATGGAGATGGTGTAAATAAGCCTACAGGAATTTTTGATGCTAAAAAAGGTGGAGAAATTGGAGTAACATCTAAGGCTGCAACAATAACATCGGATGAATTAGTAGACCTTGTTTATTCATTAGATAGACCATACAGAAAAAAGGCTGTATTTATTCTAAACGATGCCACAGTAGCTCAAATAAGAAAGCTAAAAGATGTTAATGGTGCATATATTTGGCAACCTTCACTAAAAGATGGAGAACCAGATAGACTACTAGGATATCCAGCATATACATCTGCATATGCACCAAAGGCAGAAAAAGGAAAATTTGCTATAGCTTTTGGTGATATTTCTTATTACAAGATTGGTGATAGAGGATACAGATCATTCCAAGACTTAAAAGAATTATTCGCTGGTAATGGTATGGTAGGCTTCTTAGGCAAAGAAAGAGTTGACGGAGTGCTAGTTCTAAGAGAGGCTGTTAAGCTATTAAAAATAGGAACTACAGCATAAGGAAATGAGCATGATAACTCTTGATGAGGCTAAGACGTATTTAAGAGTTGATTTTGATGATGAGGATGAGTATATAAAGACGCTCATCCTTTCATCAATAGAGCATTGCAAAGAAATTGCAAGAGTCGACAGCGATGAGGAACTTGCTAGCCATAAAAATGCTAAAATTGCTGTACTATATATGATTGCATATCTTTATGAACACAGAGAAGAGGCTGACCACGCAGAGCTTAATTTAACACTTAGAGCTCTATTATTTGGTATAAGAAAGGCTGAGTTTTAATGAAGATAGTTGACCTTAATAAAAAAATAAAGATACAAAATAAGAAGCTTGAAATAGATAAAATTGGAAACCATAAATCTATTTGGAGTGACTATACTATAACTAATGCATATATATCCTTTCAAGGAAAAGGCGAGGCAGTATTTTTAGGTATGGAGCAGGACAGCTCTGATATATCTTTTACAATTAGATATCAGCAAAAATTAAAATCAATAAACTCTAGTGAATATAGAATTAGCTTCGATGAAAATATATACAATATACTATCAGTTGATTTTATGAATTATAAAAATAAGCTGATTAAACTAAGATGCAAGAAGGTGTCGAGATGAATGTGAAGATAGATAACTTAGCTAGTGAAATAATGAAAGGCTTAGAAGATTATTCTAAGATGGCTAGCGATGAACTGAAGAGTGAGGTTAAGAAAGCAGCTAAAAATATCAAGCAAGATATAAAGGATACAGCTCCAGTTGGAAGGACTGGCAGATATGCAAAGTCATGGACTGTAAAAAATAATAGAGAGACTTCTAATTCAATCGAGCTTATAGTTCACTCAAGAGATAGATATCAGCTTGCACACTTACTTGAAAAAGGTCATGTGCTAAGACAGGGTGGTAGAGTAAAGGCAAAGCCTCATATAGCACCAGCAGAAGAAAAAGGAGTCAGAGAATTGGAAGAAAACATTATAAGGAAGTTAAAGAATGGATAGACTAATAAAAATTTTAGAAGAGATAGGACTTCCTTTTGCTTATTCGCATTTTGCTGAAGGAGAAAGTCCACAGCCACCTTTTATGGTATATTTGCTTCCAAAGAATAAACACTTTGGAGCAGATGGACTTGTTTATTATAAGAATACAGAAGTGAATCTTGAAGTCTATACAGATAAAAAAGACTTACAATTAGAAGAAAAAATAGAAGAAATACTTGATAGAGAAAAAATCTACTATGAAAAATCAGAAGTATGGATTGAATCTGAAAGGTTGTATGAAGTTCTCTACGAGTTTACTTTAAAGATAAATTATAAGGAGGAATATAATGGCTAATAAAGTTAAATTTAACATATGTAATGTTCACTATGCTCTTTTTGATAAAACAGAAGATGGTACGATTAAATATAAAGAACCAGTGCCAATGCCTGGTGCCGTATCTATTTCATTAGAGCCTAATGGAGAGCCAGAAAGCTTTTATGCTGACGGGATAGAATATTACACAATTTCTAATAACATGGGATATGATGGCGACCTAGAAATAGCACTAATTCCAGAGTCGTTTAGAACAGATGTTTTAATGGAAAAAGTAGATACAAATAAAGTTCTTATTGAATCATCTAATTCAGAGACAGCGAACTTTGCTCTTCTTTTTGAGTTTGATGGAGATCAAAAGAAAATCCGTCACATCATGTATAACTGCTCTGCTGCAAGACCAAAACTTGAAGGAGAGACAAATGAGGAGTCAAGGGAAGTGCAACCAGAAACTTTATCAATTCAAGCAAGACCTCTTCCAAATGGAAATGTAAAAGCTAGAACAGGAGATTCAACAACTAAGGAGACTTACGAAGGATGGTATAAGTCAGTTTACATGCCTACAGAAACTGCAGTAACTCCTACAAAAGCAAGTGTAGGAGGAAAATAACAATGGCATTGACAAAAACAATAGAGATTGACGGCAAGGATGTTGTCTTTCGTGCATCAGCAGCAATCCCTAGAATATACAGAATAAAATTTGGCAGAGATATTTTTAAAGACCTAATAGAACTAGAGAGGTCAATAAAAAAGAATGATAAAAATGAATCTAATCTTGATATAGGTTCATTAGAATTGTTTGAAAACATAGCCTATGTAATGGCTAAGCATGGAGATAAAGCGGTTCCAGATAGCACAGAAGAATGGCTAGATAATTTTTCAACATTTTCTATATATCAAATACTGCCTCAGCTAATAGAGCTATGGGGACTTAATATAAAGATGGAGGAAAAATCTAAAAAAAAGTAAGACCGACAGAAAGACCAATGACTACACCCTTATTTTTACTAAGGGCAGTGGAACTTGGTCTTTCTGTTTCTGACTTAGATTTATTAACTATTGGACTTGTAAACGATATGTTTATAGAAAAAAGCAATGACGATTACAAGTATAAAGATGTAGCAACACAAGACGATTTTGATAAATTTTAATGAATAAACTATTTAAGCATCGTTAAGTGAAGGATGCTTTTTTATATAATTTTAAGGAGGTGAGATATTGGCAAACAGAGTAAAAGGGATTACTGTTGAAATTGGAGGGAATACCACCAAGCTTCAAGAGGCACTAAAGGCAGTAAACACTGAGATAAAACATACCCAGTCTGAACTTCGTGATGTAAATAAACTTCTTAAACTTGATCCTGGTAATACTGAGCTTATCTCACAAAAGCATAAACTTCTAGGACAAACATTAGAAGAAACAAAAAACAAACTTAATTCACTAAAAGAGGCACAGAAACAAGCTGAACAGGCTCTGGCTGAAGGCAAAATCTCACAAGAGCAATATGATGCCTTAAAAAGAGAGATTATAGAAACAGAACAAGCACTTAAATCTCTTGAAAAGCAAGGTGCAACGACTAATCAAACACTGCAAAATGTAGCTATCGCAGGAGAAAAATGGCAAAACACGGGACAGAATATAGAAAATGTTGGCAAAAAGATAATGCCAGTATCTCTCGCTGTAGCTGGACTTGGTGCAGTAGCTGTAAAAACAGCAGCAGACTTTGATTCTGGTATGTCAAAGGTAAAGGCTGTGTCTGGAGCAACTGGCTCTGATTTTGATGCTCTTTGCAAAAAAGCAAGAGAAATGGGTGCGAAGACAATGTTTTCAGCCAGCGAAGCTGCAGATGCTATGAACTATATGGCAATGGCTGGATGGAAAACTAAGCAAATGATAGATGGTATTGATGGTGTTATGAACCTTGCTGCAGCCAGTGGCGAGGATCTAGCTACTACCTCAGATATTGTTACAGACGCTCTTACTGCCTTTGGATTAAAAGCAGAAGATTCATCTCATTTTGCTGACGTCCTTGCAGCTGCATCTTCTAATGCAAATACAAATGTTTCTATGATGGGTGAAACATTTAAGTACGCTGCACCAATCGCTGGAGCTTTAGGATACTCTGTAGAAGACATGGCTGTAGCTATAGGTTTGATGGCAAACTCTGGTGTTAAAGGCTCGCAGGCAGGTACTGCTCTAAGATCTGCATTGACAAGACTAGCATCACCAACTAAAGAAGTTTCAAATGGCATGGAGATGCTTGGTTTAACAGTAGAAGATATTCAAGGACTATCACTTGACGAAACATTAATGACATTTAGAAATGCTTTTGCTAGCTTAGACGGAACTCAGCAAGCACAGGCTGCCTCATTGATATTTGGCAAAAATGCTATGTCTGGTATGCTTGCAATAATTAACGCTAGCGAGCAAGATTACAATAATTTAAGTGATGCCATATATAACGCTGATGGATCGGCTGAGAAGATGGCAAACACTATGCAGGATAACTTAGGCGGGCAGCTTAAAATATTAAAATCAGCTTTAGAGGAATTAGCCATATCATTTGGAGAACTGTTGATGCCTGCAGTTAGAGGCTTAGTAGATTTCTTGACTAAGCTTGTAAATGGAATAAATGCTCTACCAGAGCCTGTTAAAGGTATTATTGCAACTGTAGGAGTTTTAATTGCTGCTATTGGTCCTATTCTTGTTATAGTAGGCAAACTTGTATGGTCGATTGGCACGATTATGACACAAGGTCCACTAGTAGTTGGAGCCTTTGCAAAAGTAGCTGGTTTTGTAACTGGAACTATTATCCCTGCTATAACAGCTGTCGTATCAGCTATAGGTATAGTACCTATTGTAATAGGTGCTGTAATTGCTGTTTTAGTTCTTTTATGGAATAAGTGTGAATGGTTTAGAGATGGGGTTATTGCAGTTTGGGAAGCTATAAAAGAAGCGACTATAACGGTATGGAATGCAATAAAAGATTTCTTCGTGAATCTGTGGGAATCTATATCTACAATATTCACTGATACATGGAACGCAATAAAGAATACAACGACAACTATTTTTAATAGCATTAGTGAATTTTTCAAAACAGCGTGGGAAAATATTAAGAATTTTGTAGTAAGTAGTATTGAAAATATTAAAACAAGCATTGAAACAGTGTGGAATGCAATCAGTACATTTTTCACTACAATACTTACAACGATATCAACTTTTATAAGTACAACATGGAATAACATAAAAACAGCAGTTGTTACCACTGTAAATACATTGAAAACAACAATTGAATCTATATGGAATGCGATAAAGAACACTATATCAACAGTTATTAATGCAATTAAAACATTTGTTATTAATACTTGGAATAATATAAAGAATAGTGTTACTTCAGTAATAAATGGAATAAAATCAACTGTATCTAATGTCTTCAATGCGATGTTCTCAACTATTTCAAATACAATGTCAAACATTGTAAATACAATAAAAACTGGCTTTAATAACGCAGTATCATTTATTCAAAACCTTATATCTAGTGCATATAATTGGGGAGCAGATTTAATTAACGGAATTATTAATGGTATAAAAAGTGCTATAGGTGGAATCGCATCTGCAGTTTCTAATGTAGCATCTACAATAAAATCCTTCCTGCACTTCTCAGTACCAGATGTAGGCCCATTAACAGATTATGAAACATGGATGCCAGACTTTATGAAAGGCTTAGCAAGAGGGATAGAAAAGAGTAGAAATTTAGTCCAATCATCAATGAAGAATGTGGCAAGCGATATGGTTTTAAATCCAAGTTTAGCAACGGTTGGAGCAAGTGTCACTCAAGCTAGCTCGGTTGATATAGGAGGACAAATCAAAGCTGCACTATCAAATATTGATTTAAAAGCTGAAGAATCTGGCGACATTGTCATACCCGTTTATTTAGGAGGTACACTCCTAGATGAGGTTATTGTTAATGCATCTCAAAGAAGAAATTTAAGAAGTGGAGGTAGGTAAATGAAGCATCAATCATATTTAATAATTGAAGGAGTAGACCTGCCTCTACCTAACTCTTATTCTATTGATTTTAGAGATATAGAGGCAGACACAGGAGGAGAGACAGAAGCAGGCACTATTCAAAGAGATATTATCAGAAGTAAAGTAGCTAGCATATCTGTTGACTTCTCATGTAGTCCCAAGCTAGTGAAAGTATTAAGTAAATTTACTAAGAAATCTAAGTTAAAAGTTAAATACTTAGACACAGAAGATTTATCATTAAAAGATGCAGAGATGTACATTGATGGTTTTAAAACAAAGCTAGTGAAAGATACTTCATATAAAGGGCTTTGGAATGTATCGTTTTCTTTGGAGGAATATTAATGTATTCTACAAGTGCAGATTTCAAAACAGAAATAAAGAAAAATTCTCGTAGCTTTTATTGGACTGGCAATATCATTTTAAAAGATAAGAAAGTAATCCCTTTTACAAATAGTGACATATTGAAAGGATCTGGATATATTCATAGATCGTGTTCAGGCTCATCAGAACTTGAGATAGGAACAGTTTATGCTGCAGAGTTTGGCATCAGTTTATTTTCAAATATCGACAGATACAGCCTTGAAGATTCTAAGCTTGAGCTTTTTTATCATCAAGTGTTATCTGATGGAAAAGTTGAAACTATACCTATGGGGATATTTGATGTAACAGAAGCGAATAGGTCTAAGAAAATACTAGAACTTAAAGGCTATGACTATATGCTACGCTTTGACAAGAACTTTCCTATTACAGATACCTTTGGATCTGCGTACGACCTTTTAAGTCTTTCATGTGAAAAATGCAAAGTTAAGCTAGGAATGAGCGAGGACGAGATAAAAGCCTTTGCTAATGGGCAGGAAGCCTTAGCAATTTATAAAGAAAATGATATAGAAACTTATAGAGACTTTATTCACTATATTGCATCAACACTTGGAGTATTTGCTCAAATTAATAGAACAGGCGAGCTGGTTCTTATGAAGTATTCAGAAAAAGTTTCAACAAGTATTAATGCTAAGGAAAGGTTCTCATCTTCAATATCTGATTTTAAAACAAGGTACACAGCAATTAACTCAACGAATGCAAAGACTAAAATTGCTGAATACTATTCTTTGGATGAAGACAATGGTTTGACTATGAATCTAGGGATAAACCCTCTTATGCAACTTGGACTTGAAGAGAAAAGACAAAGAATGTGCGAAGCTTTATTAAATGAAGTATGTAAAATACAACACACACCTTTTGATATGGAAACAATAGGCGATCCTTCTCTTGATCTTGGAGATAGGATTGAAATAATATATTCCAATGAAACAATAGAGGGTTTAATTACAGATATTGAGTACAAGATAAATGGTAAGCACAGAATTATTGGTGTAGGAAAAAACCCATATCTTTCAAGAGCTAAAAGCAAAAATGATAAAAACATCACTGGTCTAATAAATCAGATTGAATCCGAGAAATTGGTAGTGCATTCTTATTCTAACTATTCAGCCATCAACCTATCTACAACAGATACACCAATCATTAGGATTGAGTTTGCTTCAGATAAAGAAACTGAAGCGTTATTTAATGCAGCAATTTTATTAAATATTATTTGTGACACAGAAGAAAAACATAGGAAGGTAAAAAGAAAAGAAACTAAAAAAGTTGAGATCCTTAATGACGAGAAAAAATCATTCAACCCACCAAAGTTTGAAGACAAAGAAGTTATTGAAGATGTTGAACTTATAGAAACAGTTGAAGTTCCTACTCGTTTAGTTGTTACTTATGTTTTCAATGATGCAAAAATTGAGCATCACATACCAAAGGAAACTTACATGAGTGGAGAGCATATATTAAACCTTTTTTATCCTTTGACGAAGATAAAAGAGAAAACAATGAATAACTTCTCAGTACTTATTAGGCTAGAATCTGGCAAGGCTATGATAAGCAAGGATAATGCTATAGCAGCAATATCGGGTCAATCATTAGGTTCTAATGAGGAATGGGATGGAAAGATTAAAGTTGATGAAACTTGGAACAGAATTGATATATCTAAACTATTTATGTTTAGAGGCTTGAAAGAAAAATACGATATTAAAGTTGAAGCTCCTAAAAATATAATTTTTAGTGATAAAATACAGAAGCTTAAATATAAAGGCTTTAATGTTGGATATTTAAATAACAACAAAAATATTAAACTATAATAAAAGGAGGCATGTTTGTGTTTAAAGGTAAGGCAATAATTGAGCTAACAGATGTTAATACTAACAATACTGAAGTATATGAAGAAGAGAACCTTGTAACGAATGCTGTAAAGGATATTTTTAGTCTTAATCCAAGTGGACTTATGTATCCACTACAAGCTAATAATAGTGCAAGTTATTGTGAAGAATTATTTCCAATAGCAAACAAGTGCTATGGTGGCATACTAATTTTTGAAGATCGACTTGATGAAAATCCAAATAAATATACTGTACCATCAACAAATAATATTATAGGTTATGCTTCTGACAATGTAAACCCAACAGATTTTGAAAAGAGAGGTTCTGCAAACTTAACAGAATCTAAAGCTATAGAAAATGGATATAAGTTTGTTTGGGACTTTTCAACATCACAAGCTAATGGTAAAATTTCGTCTTTAGCTCTCACTCATTATAAAGCTGGAAAATTTTTTTATGGAGACCAAAACGGAAGAAATGCATTATTATTCCTAAATAGCACTTATAGAAGAGATGTTAGCAGTGATATAAATAGAGCATATTCTGGAATGGTTGAAGCTGACGTTAAAAATAATACTTTTACATCAATATTTTTAAGAAAAGATAAAACTCTAGAAATAGTAAAATTTAAAGAGGACTATTTAAGCGTAGGACTTACGAACCCAATGGATAGAAACACCCCACAAAAAATAGAAAAAACTATCTTAGATATTAGTAAGCACTGTTCAAATTACTATGATTGGAATAAATGGTGTTTTTATGATGGAAAAGATGGCTACTGGTATGGCTTCTTTAATGGACGAAAGTTAAGTAGAATTAAAATTAAAAAATCTGATTACAGTTTCACAGCTGACGAATTTGACATAGGAAATATAGGCTTTTACTCCTTAGGAGAGTATAGTGAGTCAAACTCTGGTGCTTGTGGCAGGTCATCTAATAGCCTTGTTAAAGATGGATATCTATATGCACCATCTTCTAATCAACGAATCGTTTATAAAATAAATATAAATAACCCTGTTGATATAACAAAAATAGATCTTGGATTTGAAGCTGGTGTAAACATGGGTAGAAGTTGTTATAATACATTCTTTCAACTAGATGATTATATTTTATGCTATAATTTTCAGATAAATTCAAAAGATGAAGTAATAAAAAGCTTTGGTCCTAACTATGACGGAGTTACTGTAGATAATATTACTACTCCATTAATTGAAATAGGACCATTTAGATTGGGATATGGTACATTCGATGGAAAGTTATATAAGAAACTGTTTTTATCTACGCCATATCTAGGAACTATCAATAATTTATCTACACCAATATTAAAAACTGCAGATAAAACTATGAAAATTACTTATACATTAACAGAGGAGGAAGGAAATGAATAAAATTTTAGAAAGTCTCAAATACGTCTTTATAGTCATAGGTGGCTATATAGGCTTTTACTTAGGAAGCATTGACGCTTTTATCTACACCTTACTTGCATTTGTGATAGCAGATTATGTAACAGGTGTTTTAAGAGCAGGAGTAGAACGAAAGCTCTCATCAAGCGTAGGATTTAAAGGAATAGCAAAAAAGATTGTTATATTCATTGTTGTTGGTATAGCAAACTTATGCGATGTAAATTTAATTAAAGGTGATGGTACTATGATAAGAACAGCCATCATCTTTTTTTATATAGCTAACGAAGGTTTATCCATATTAGAAAATACAATGGCAATAGGTCTACCTGTTCCAGAAAAACTTAGAGAAATGCTTGAGCAGCTAAAGGAGGACAAGTAAATGTCAAACAGCTCACTGATCCAAGATAAGATACTATCTCCAAATCATAGTGGAAAGAGAACTGAAAAAATATGTAAGATTGCAATACACCATGCTGCTGGAGTTATTAATGGAAGAAATTTAGCATCTCTCTTTGTATCAAAAACAAGAAAAGCCTCAGCAAATTACTGCTTAGGATCAGATGGAGTTATAGTTCTTGGTGTTGATGAGCAAAATAGAGCTTGGACTACATCTTCATCTTGGTGCGACAACAGGGCAGTAACAATTGAAGTGGGAAATTCTACCTGTGCACCACAGTGGCTGGTGTCTAATTATGTATTAAAAAGACTTATTGATTTGGTTACAGACATTTGTAGAAGAAATGAAATTTATCCATGCACATATACTGGAGGAAAAGATGGTGTTTTGCAAATGCATAAATGGTATGCAAAAACAAGCTGCCCTGGTCCATACCTTTCAAGCAAGCTTGCATTTATAGCTGACGAAGTCAATAAAAGATTGAGAACAGACAATAACAAGCCTATGGAAGTACCAACAATGTATCGAGTAAGAAAATCATGGAAAGATGCAAAAAGCCAGATAGGAGCATTTAAGTATTTAGAACTTGCTAAAAGGTGTGTTAATAAAAATCCACAGTATAAAGTTTTTGACGATAAAGGTGCTATTGTTTATGAAATAAAAAATGATAGTAAAACAGATATGATTGCCAGAGAAGTCATTCGAGGACTTTGGGGCACGGGGAGCGAAAGAAAAAGACGCTTGCTAGAAGCTGGATATGATTATTATGATATACAGAAAAAGGTAAATGAAATAATTAAATAGTAAGCAAATGAGCCTAATGGGACTATACATCTCATAAAAATCTGATCCATTAATTTTTCGTAAGTGCACGTACACTTACTGTGCTTGCTACAAAAGAATAATTAGAGTAGCAAGCGTTAAGCGTGTATTAAAATTATTAATGATTATATCATACTTAAGTATGATTTTCTACTATTCATATTGACATAAAGAAGATAAGTGTATATAATGATAACAAAGTTATCATTATTCCGCAAAATTATAAATTGAGCAATTAGTCGAGGCGGTGAGGATATGACAGAAATTACTGGTTACGATTTAACACATAAAAAGATTATGGATAGTGGTAAAGTTAATTTTTTAAATGATGGTTATGAACGAGCTAATTTAAGAAAAATTTGCAAAGATGCTGGGGTTACAACGGGTGCTTTTTACAGGCATTTTAATGATAAAGAAGATTTATTTATCAGTTTAGTTGATCCATTGGCAAACGAACTTTTGGGTTTTTATAGCAAGTTTGAAGAGGAATCTTTTCAAAACATAGAAAAAAATTGTGGAGAAGATTTATCAAAAATTAACATTGAAGGGTCAATTGAATCTGCATTATATATGTTTAGCAAAAAAGATTTATTTAATCTTTTAATATTTAAATCATATGGTACGAAATATGATAATTTTATAGAGCTTCTTGTGGAAAAGGAAGATATAAACAGACATAAAGCGTTTCAGATTATTTCAAAGAAAAAGAATATAAAATCAGAAGTCCCTAAAGATGCAATGCATTTGTTAAACCATGCCTATATTAATGCGTTGTGTGAAATTATAATACATTCCCAAACAGAAGAAGAAGTAAAGTTAAACACAAGAATAATTTCGAAATTTTTTTATGATGGATGGGAGAAATTGAGAGGTTTTTAA